ATCGTGAAGACTATCATCGAAGAATTATAAGAGGTGATTGCTGGATGTATCCAATACTGAATACTGATATCATGAAGACTATCATCGAATTATAAGAGGTGATTGCTGGATGTATCCAATACTGAATACTGATATCATGAAGACTATCATCGAATTATAAGAGGTGATTGCTGGATGTATCCAATACTGAATACTGATATCGTGAAGACTATCATCGAATTATAAGTGGAGATTGCTGGATGTATCCTACTACAGGATACTGATATCATGAAGACTATCACTACTGTATGTATATGTTAGTTATTGTTTATATATATTTTTTTACAAGACGCTATCAATTTTTACTTTTTTATTAAAAATTTTTAGAATGTAAATACAACTCAAGCCGATTTTTTTACTAAATTTTGAATATTCGCGATCGCCCGCTTGTAAAGAATGTCCGGATTTACACCCGGATTAAATATGGGTTCATTAACCATTTTTAAATATTCTTCGTCACTCATATTCACCATTCTATCAATGACACGATTCATTGCCTCTTCGCTTGTATCCTCAAGAACCAAATAGCGCTTGCTATTGAAATGCTCTGCTATATGTTGCGATCCCCAATAAATAGGAATAACACCCGCTTTGAACCCATTAATAATCTTCTCCGTAATATAATGTCCGATTCTCGTATTCTCCATTGTGATCACAAACTTTGTATTCTTATAAAGACCCGTAAGATTATCCGACGCAAAATTACCAACCAATTTACCTCCAATATTATTTTTATACGATCCGCCATAGATTACAGGCATCCGCTGTTCTAACCTGTCCAAAAACAATGTTCGTTCGTTTAAAGATCCATTTGATATTACAGCAGACGTATAGTGATTAGGAACTGTTTTAACCGGTTCAAATGTCATATCAGGGTATGACGTTAGATACATAAGATAAAACGGAAACTCAACGTAGTTGCTTGTCGTACAATTGTAACCCAATATACACGTGTAAGACGATATATGGTTTAACATACAGTTCGCATAATATGATTCACCTGTATATAAAAAAGACGACTTCCACGGTTTATATTTAATATATGTGGTGTTCGTAAATACACTTTCTACTAATATATCAGCTTCGTCAATATTAAACGTATCTGTAATCTCCTCATTATATACATCTCCTAATAAACGAATGAATAACTCTAGAGGTATAGGGTTATCCTTCACATAAAACCCGTCCCAGAATCCATTAAAATATGCTTTCATATAGTAATTTTATAAATATATATAGTATATCCTTTATATATTATAGATACATCTTTGACATCAAATGAATCACACGCGCTCTCTTCTTTTCGCTCATCTTCTTCCAATCTTTGAAAGTGATATTCCTAAAGTCTACTTTAATATTTAAATTTCCACCAAGCAACCCCTTATCTTGGACTACGATATCCTTCGTATGAAAGGGCTGTATATTGATATCTAATGTGCTATCATCAACATACTTGATCGTCCGTATCCCTCCCGTCAAATACTCCACAATATTAATGTCAATTGCGGTATGTAAGTCTATTGCTCCTGAAGGAAGGAAAGTATGCGTATATTTAATGTCGTATGCGTCCCCAGCTTCACCGCCATCAATCGCGTCTCCATATTCTCCCTCTTCACTGAGAATCATTTTGATAATAATTTCGTGTTCTATGCTGTCGTCGTCTATGTATTGCCTTGTTAAACATGGATAGTCGTTCTTACAACACGTCGTTATATAGACGGGTTCCTTTACGTTTTTTAGCAAAATACGAAGCTTCCTTTTGTTTTGCGCACATAGATCATAGTATGTGATTGGTAGATTTATATCGTGTTTAACAATCTTTGTGGATGGTTTATAATAATTCTTTCTTTTGAAGAAATAACTCGCGACATCTATAAAGGTATTTTTAATCTTCTCCTTGTCTTTGAAGATATCGTCGTATGTATTCTTCCAAAAATTTAAATCAAAACTATTATAGATCTCAAAGTCGTCTGCTAGATTGTCAAAATTATAATCGGTCCCGCTAAATTTTAACATACCATAATTGTCAAAATCCTCCATCGCCTTCTTATATCCAATGGTGGCATTTTTAAATCGATCGATCTTGACATTCCGTTCGTTCTCATCAATGACGTTTGTTAATTTATCAGGATGGCACTCTAGCGCTATTTTTTTATATATATTCTTGACTTCCTCTCGCGTATATTTGTCTATATTATCAATATTCAAATTGAGTGCTTCTGCGTACATTCATAAATTACATATTATATAATGATTATGTATTCTTTATATTCAATTATGAAAACAGTATGGGATACGTTAGAAGAGGTGTTTCCATATATTATAAGAGATAATGAGACCTATCGTTTAATATTAGACAGTATACTATTATCGCCGAATAATAAATTGCTCTATACACCATTTGGTTTCCCGATTGACACATTTTTAAACATTGTATTAGCGCGGATACTCAATATCACAGCGCTTTTTAATAAGACGGAGCATATGTGGGATAAAAGCATAATATACGTTGAAAACCAATATTATATAGAGATTGACCTAATGAATCCCGAAAATATTAAAAATATAGAAAAGATTACTCCGTTTCTGCTTCACATCATAAGTTCAAAAAATGTCAAAATGAAAAAACACGTGATCGTCATCAAACATATAGACCTGCTTTCGTCGTTATTTTGCGAATTCAGGATTATTCTAGAAAAATTCTCACATAACGTGGTATTCATTTGCACGACGCATTATATCACAAAGATTGAACCACCCGTAAAGAGCCGTTTCAGCAGATTCAGGATACCTCTTTTCACATTCGCAGAAATACAAACCATATTTACGGATTATTTACATATCTCTATGAATGACTATATATTCGAAACGAAACCGCGAAACATCATTAAAGCTCTATTTATTTCGGAAATCGAGAGACATCCTACATCAGACGAATTATTGACAAAGGAGTTTGTAGAACTCAATTTTCCTCCATTCGTTGAGTTTATAAGAGGTTTCAATAAAAATAAAAATAACTTAGAAGATATACGCGGACTATCCTATAAATGCTGCCAATTTAATATATCCATATTACAAATAACACAAGACTTTATTCACCTCGTAGATTTTGAAAACTACTATTTAACTATCAAAGACTGTCGCGATAAAAATAAATTAAAATGCGATATTATTCAAATAGGCGCTGAAATAGATTATATGCTTTCACAAACGAATAAATGTAAAGAACCACTATATATAGAGAACCTCCTTTGCCAGCTTCTTCTCTGATTTGCGACATATCGCCTTTAATCAGGAGGTTCATCAATTACCGTATTTAAATTGTTTTTATTCACCCCATACATAGACACATATTTATCATTTATAATAATATCCTCTTTCAAGAAAGTAAAATGATTATAAATGATATTGGAAGCAATGAAGCAATCGCAAATGTACCTCTTGTCATATATGATCGACCAGTAAATCGAATTTACTCTCCTTATATACTTTTCAAGGAATGTGTTATATAACTGTGCGCCGCCAATAATAAAAGCGGTTTCAATCATATCGTCGCTATCTATATATCGCAGGACGTCCTCTATGGTTTTAAAAACGTGGGTGTCTGTCATCGCCCTATACGTGATCTCTTTCTCAATTTTACAATAATCTTTTGCGGATATGATAATATTGACTCGGTCTTTCAATGGCGACGGAGCATTCGGTAACGAATACCATGTGTTTTTGCCCATTATTATACAGTTCTTTTTATTCTTGTCGCGGCTTCGCATAGTGATATCCCGAAAATGCTTCAATTCATTCGGGATATTCCAACATAACTTGTTTTCGTATCCTATGCCATAGTCTAAACTGGATGCTACAATAATACTAATGGGTTTATTCATTGTAGATATCACTAAACATATACATATACGTATATACTATTATTTTATATATCTATATTTCCTACATCTTATGGTATGTATCGTTCATAATCTCATATACACGACCCTTGTATTCCTCTATTGTCTCGTCTTCTCTGTATTCCACCATATCACATACCTTTATATTGATGTTGTAGTCTTTCACAAGGAACAACTTCAAACACGAGTGAAGCATTGATTCGCCGTTGTCGTGGTTATAATGTAATGACTCGTCTTCATATTTCATTACAATCGGTAATATTGGGTATTTTTGGACAAACGCCCCATTGCTTGTGAATTCGGTGATACTACCTGGTATTGTAGAAGTATTCCCTGAACCTGGAGCAATAAATAGCACCTTGTCGCCTGATTTCCTACCTTCCACACGTTCCTTTATTTTCTTGCTTGTCGCCCCCTTTTCTACAAATATATTCCCGAGTTGATCATTGATTTTGTCAGTATATCCTATCGTCGCGTAGATAATCACTTTGAGTATTAAAAACGAAGAGCGCGGAAATGTACTGATGAGCACGAAACCATCCACAAGTGTAGTGTGATTGAATGTACAAATGAACTTCTCATCGCTATACAGATACTCCATATATTTCACCAAGTCCTCTTTGGATATATTGACATTGAATGAAAGGAGGTACATAAATATTTTGGCAAACCACAAGATACCACATATAATATTACTCTCATTTGTAAGCACTTGTAAAACATGAATAGAGAGAATCATCATTGCCGTAAATAATATAAATCGGAAAGGCATCGTAATATAGGTTAGGAAGGAGGACAATAATAAAGAAAGCATCCCCTGATTATTAAATCCTAATAATATTTAGATGGTAATATAATCGCGCATATAAAGATATGATTTTATATATGTGTAATGAATGAATATCCCTATTGTTATCATCTGTTATAATAATTACAAGTATGTTGAGAATACGTTGAAGCAAATCGCAAGTATCAACAAGGACTATCATACAAATATTATAATTTTGAATAATATGAGCACCTGCACCGATACAATCGCCTATCTTCATAATGCGGATGTAAGAGTCATAAACAATGTAGGGAACTTCGGTCCATGGATTACGCCTACGAACAATAGACAAATCTACGATCTGTTGCCTGATAAATACATTATCACCGACCCTGATTTAAAGTTTAATCCAAATATTCCTAGTAATTTTATCGAAATACTCGCGTCCCTGTCGGATAAATATAAAACGTCTAAAATCGGTTTCGCGCTAGATATAACAGACCACGAAAAGTTTTATCCTACTACTGAATATATGGCGAATCTGTCTATTCGCGACTGGGAATTGCGGTTTTGGGAAAATAAAATGGATGACGACACAGGCGAATACGAAATATATAAAGCAGATATAGACACAACATTTTGCTTGATGAATAAGGTGAATATAGAAGCAGGAATTGATCTACAGATAAGGGTAGCAGGCAACTTTACCGCGAAGCATATCCCGTGGTATATAGAAAACGAGGTGTATAATGTGTATAATAATTATATTTCGAATACAAATACCACGCATATTTCCACTATTTCACGAATCGTATTACCCTATATTAATGCGAATTATTTGAGAATTCATAAAAATAACGAATTGTTTTTTGTAAAAAAAGATGATACAAACCCGAATCTCGCGTTTTGGAGGGATATATACGGTGGATGGAAGAATGAACTCTTTGATCTGTTTAACAATTATTTATCCAAAGAAAAAGTATTTATTGATATTGGAACGTGGATTACGCCTACAGCAATGTATGGTGCGCGAAAAGCGAAGCATACCTACGCGATTGCTACGAATGTGGTTGACGCCGACGGATTGTGCGCGGATATGAAAGCAAATTGCGTGAATTATACAGTAATCGCCCGCAATGACACGAGTATTGAAGCTATACTAACAGAACATGCTATTAATAGAGCTGACATTTCGCTCATTAACGTAGATATTGGAGGCGATGAAGAAAATATATTAAACGAATTATATGATATACATAGTAAATATAACGTTCCTTTGCTCATTTGCGTTTATTATAGCGTATGGAAAGATAAAAACCTTGACCGGTTTCCTTACTTATCCGAAAATAGTAAGCTTGATATTGCGAAAACGCAAGAACCCATATCCATATTTTTTTAAGTACTAAACATTAAAACTATCGCCACAACCACAGACTCCTTTTGCGTTTGGGTTTATAAACGTAAATTCACTTACGAGCGCGTCTTCTTTCCAATCCATTATAGAACCAACAATCGCAAATACAGCGGATGGATCAACATATATATTGATTCTTTCAGCAACGCGAATCCGTTCGTCTTTCGCGATCGTCTTTCGCCCTTCTTCATTGTCCATAATATATTTCATAATATAATTCATACCATTACAACCTCTTTTGTTGATACTGACGCGTATCCCGATCGGGCGGTCAGTTGACGGTTGTAATGTTGAAAACATATTCATAATTCTAGCAGATGCGGTGGGTGAAACCGTGATCACCGACTTTAACACCCTAGACATTTATGATTACTTAATTACTTATTTATTTTTATTATTTATTTATAATATATCATATAGAATGAATTGGATCTATCTATCATTGCTACATAGTATCCTCGTAGTTATTTTGATATTATACATTCGGTATGACAATACACCACAGTTTATCTTTCCTATCGTTGTAAGTATCATCACAGGTGCTATGAGTCTAGCGTATTTTATGTTCTATTACCGCGAGCATTTTGCGACTGAGTTTGTGAAACCGAAGTATTACATCTATGCGCTCCTATTTCTATTTATCAGCATACTTGCCTATTACATCATCAAGATATGCCCAAACCCTGCGTATTTCAGGTTGTTTGCGACGCTAGAAATCATACTGCTATTCATTATCACAGTCTATATCCATAAGGATTATTTTAACGTATCCATACAGTCAATCGCTGGATTGATATTCGGTTGCATCGCAATCATACTGATATCCCTTGACGAAGCGAATTATACCGATTTACAGAAAATATAATTATTATAATTAGATCTACATAATGTAATAGAATGAAAATAATAGTGATAGACTCTGGTTTAGGAGGAAAAGATTTTATGAAAAAATTACTAGGGTATAAATGTGAATTTGTAAAACCTCACGATACCATAGTTACAGGAGATGATAAAATATTCGTTCGCGATAAAATAATGAAACTACTGCTATCTTATTCACATACAAAGATACATTCGGTTATTATTGCTTGTCATAGCATATCATCGTCTATTTTAGATATACTGATTGAAAATAATTTTACAATAAATAATATTCCTATTTACGAACCCATTGTACCGATGTGTTCCTATATTATACAAAAAACATATAAGAATAAGAATATATTGGTTTTATCCACGCCTTTAACACAGCGAATACGATGGCATTACCGTTTATTAAAATCAAAACGTCGCACAATCAAATATTTATCATTCCCGGAATTAGCAACAGAACTTGAATTGGGTAGGAGTTATAATAAATCGCTAGATAGATTACAAAAACAAAAAGAATTTATTAAATATTGCGATTATGTAGTATTAGGATGCACGCATTATAATACGATCAATGACGCGATATCACGAGAACTAAGGATCAAATATAATTTTAAGGGAGTTGTATTGGACTCCAATGAAATCTTAGCGAACTTCTTTGTATTGAAACAATATTGATAATAGTATTTTTACAATATTATATCGCAATAAATATATAATTCATTATAGATATACTCTATTGTTCTATTAGTAGATAATAAAAATAGTAATGCTTTGGGTTTATTTATCTATATTTCGTAGTATTATTCTATCTGTTCTGATACTGTGTATTCGCTACGATGACACACCGTATCTTATGTTCCCGCACATTATAAATACCATTGTAGCTGGAATATGCATTCCGTATTTTATATTCAATTATAGCGAGCATTTCACCAGCGAGTTTGCGAAACCCGCATATTATCTATACGCGTGTGTAGTACTATTAACGAAAGTTATAGGATATTATATCATCAAAATATGCCCGAATCCCGCGTATTTCAGGGTATTCATTTCATTACAAATCATATTACTATTCTTGATTACACTATATATAAGCGGTAAATACGATGTATCTCCACAGTCGTTGGCAGGATTACTATGCGGTTGTATCGCGATCATATTGATATCCATGGATAAAGCGAATCATAAATAGTAACTTAATTTTTATTTATACATGATTTTTATACATTAGCGTAGAATACTTTGGGATGTCAAAGTTATAATATTCTTTCCTCGCGTATTTCTTGTCTTTTATCCATATCCTCACAATATAATAAAACTTCTTAGGACTTATGGATATACCATTAATATTATAAATTATGTTTTCGTCATTATTATTCGCAAAGTTCTCGCCAATAATGTTCGCACATAACGCAAAAAATTTATTGTCCAGTTCTTCCGCCATTATCTTAAATGAGAAACAACCGCCTTTGATATTTAACTCGTCCTCGTATCGTGGCATGATATCTAGGCGCATAAGAAAAAACATCCCTTTTTTAAACAATTCCTTAAATGCTTTGAAGTAATGGACGTAATCGTCGACACTCGAGATCATACCGAGCATCTTATAACTTTTGTCGTCCCAGTTATTATCATACGGATCGTGAAAATACATATTCCACGAATCATTTAAAAATATCTTATCACACATTTACATTAAAAGATAGGATTATTCTTTATATGTTATATGTTATAGTGTTTTACAGAATTTACTTCGTCTATTTATCATAAAGATATCCGTTGATATTCTATCCACTTTGAATCCCTTATATTCTAAATATTGTATGATCGGTACGCTAACCTCAGAGTAATTATTCTCAAATCCAATAACATCTATGAATACCTTGTCAAAATTAATGGACTTGATCACTTCAAACTCCGCGCCTTCGACGTCAATGGACAAATAATTTATATGCGATACCGCATGTTCGTCAAATATCGTCTCTAATCTCTTCGTATTTACTTTGACGATTTGCGTTGTCGCTGACTTTTCCGTATTCTCGTTCATCAGTCGTTCCAAGTGCCTCGCATCGTAATTCTCTATAATTCCCGAAAGCATCTCAGTATATCCTTCGTTTAAATAGAAGTCCGCTTCTCCGTCACGATTACATATCGCGCAATTTATATTCGTGCTTCCATGGCGATTCTTTACTAACATATCAAATACACCTTTAATCGGCTCTATATTTATCCCATTCCAGTTATTGTTTTTTTCAAAATATAGTGTATTATTTAAGGAAACGCCATCGTGTGCCCCTACATCTACGTAGAATCCGTCCTTGTACCCTTTGAAAATCGTCGTTTCTAAATATTCGTCCTGATTATATTGTGAATAATACATAGATTAATAGATAGTCTTTCATATTCTTTATATAAAAAGATATAAGATAAATTATAATAATATCAAATGGCAATACTCGTAACGGGAGGGTGTGGATTTATTGGTTCAAACTATATTAACGCGTTGCTACGCACCAAATTATTTAACGGCGAGGCGTTTGACATTGTGATTAACGTCGACAAATTAGATTATTGTTCAGCAGAAAATAATGTCGTATGTGACGCGGGTGACGTGAATTACATTTTCATAAAAGGAAGCGTTTGCGACAAAGACCTATTGCGATCTCTCTTTGAATCCTATTCAATTGAATACATCGTCCATTTCGCAGCGCAAACACACGTTGATAACTCATTTGATAACTCAATCGATTATACGCTGGATAATATTGTAGGAACGCACCAACTCCTAGAATGTTGCCGTTTATATGGACGTGGGAATATAAAGCGGTTTATTCATATGTCGACGGACGAAGTATATGGCGAACTATCTACGATCCACTGTAAGGATAGCGACGAAACCGCATTGCTAAATCCAACGAACCCTTACGCTGCTACAAAAGCCGGAGCTGAGTTCATCGTCCGATCGTATTACTATTCCTATAACATCCCGATCGTGATTATACGATGTAACAATGTATATGGTGAGAGACAATATCCAGAAAAGATTATACCAAAGTTTATCACATTGCTTAAAGAAAATAAGAAATTAACCATTCACGGAACAGGATTAACGCGCCGAAACTTTATCTATATTGACGATGTTGTTAGAGCGATCAATATAATCGCAACGGAAGGCGCGGATAACAACGTATATAATATCGGTTCAACAGACGAATACAACGTTGTTGAAATCGCAACCATTCTACTTCATTTTATAAAAGGGACTGGCGAAAAAATAGAGGATTGGGTAGAATATACAAAGGATAGGAACTTCAATGATTTTCGCTACGCGATTGATACAACGAAGTTGAACGCGATCGGGTGGAAGAAGTCTGTCCATTTCCACGACGGAATACATAAAACGGTTGAATGGTATTGTAAAAAGAATTACACCGACCGAAAAGAAAAATGAGACAAAAATAAAATATCTATTACTAAAATGATATAAGAATTTAGCGATATTATAAGATGAATAAGGAGGTCAATCTACCAGACCGAAGATCTATATCCTAATTTTATAATGGTGTGTTTGGATTTTTAAGTTTTTCTTATTAGTTCTATTATAAAATTACTGGTTTTATTACATTAGTCTTGATATAACTACCTATTAAGATGAAAAGCGTTTGTTAGTAGGATCTAAAATCTAAGAATCTAACAAAAGCGTAATAAAACTAACAAATACTGCCAACCGCTGTAAAAAGCCGTCAAATGGTAGTTTGTCTCTTTAATGAGATCATTTACAGGTTGAAAGCCAAACCGACTTAAAGGAAAAATGTTTTTGTCTCATTTTTCTTTTCGGTTGGTGTAATAAAACGATAATACTAAGGTCGGTGTAATATTACAAAAAAAATGATATAACTACATAAGATTACTTTATATTAAGTAAATAAAAAAAGTATGCAAGGTATCATCAGTTTCTCTGACAGAGTCGCGTTTAATATTAAAAGTAATGAACACAAGGATCTTATTCTGGAACAAATGAAAACCCTTTATAATATAAAGATCCTGCAAAGGCATCATCATAACCTGGATGCGAATAACATTAATTTTATATTGTCTAATCACCTAATGAACTTGCGTTCAAATGGCAATAGATACTATCTCTATTTCACGCTCTATAATAACATCGAGACAATGTATTTTATAGATAAGAAGATACACCCTGGATATCAACGACCGCGAATCATATTTGGAAGAGGACTATTTGACAAGAAATTATTTAAGAATACATTGCTTGACGGGGAAATGGTGAAGTGTAAAGATAATCGATGGACGTTTCTCATCAACGACATTGTATGCTATGAAGGTGCTTATTTGAATAAGAAGATGCTCCTTGATCGTCTGAAGATCATCTATCATCTACTAGAACATCAATATACACCTGACGATACTATTGACGTATGCGATTACAAGGTGAAGAGTTATTTTTATATGTATAAAGAATCCATTGAGAATATTATGGAATTGTCAAACAATCTTAATTATACGTGTAGAGGCATCTACATATGTCCATATGATTTGAAGTATAAACCAAAATTATACAACTTTGATGAAAGTTCTGTCATCAATGTCGTTCGAAAAACAAAGGATATTACCGAGTTTAAAAGTATGGAAATCACAGAGGCTGTCGCTGCTACCAATAATACTGTAGCTACCAATAAAAACGTAGCAAAGGAACACGATGTAGCTACGACGATACTTAATAACGAAGAGAAGATACTGTATATTGTGAAAACGAATGAACCGGATATATATAACGTATATGACAATGAAGATGTTCTTAATAAACCCAGTATTGGTATCGCATTAGTTCAAACCCTTAGCGATAGTAAGTTACTACGTGATTCTTTCCGCGATAAAAACGCGATCACCAATATTAAATTTATTTGCGTATTCGTTGAAAAGTTTAAAAAATGGCGCGCTATACGCCAAATATCCTGAAGGATATATTTATATTATTATTTAAAAAACGCAAATAAATATTGTTATGTATTAAATAAGTATGGATATAAATAAATTGTCATTGTTATACCGCAAGATAGGGGATACGGGAGATGAAGTGTTAAATTATGATATAAATAAAACGCAAACAGTCATTATCGACATTTAAGTATTTATTTTCAACATCTTGAAAATAATATCTATCTATATATTATATATGACAACTAAAGACACTTTATTATTATTTAATAATATTATATTTGAAAAACATAAAGAATATGTTAAAATAAATAATTTATTAGACGAAAAAAAAGGAGGTGTGGCTGAAATAAAAAATAAATTTGAAGCTCTTGATAATAAAGAGCACCCACTTTTAAAATTATTTAATCAATATTGTAAACTATTATATGAATTGAGTAAATATAAAAAATATCTAATACATAAAATGAGTATTGACCCAAGTAATTATAATTCTGAATTTAGAAATACATTCCAAACTGCAAATACAGATATTACAGATATTATACAAAACATTATTAATGAAATAAGGAAATATGATAAAGAAGTAATAGACTTTGAAAATGAAGCAAAAAGACTAGAATGGAGACTAGAATGGAATAAACCAGATCCCGTAAAAGAAAAAGAAATACAACGTTTAAAAATGGAACAAAATATTAAAAGTCATTTAGAAAAGAAAAAAAAAGGAAAAAAAGTAGATGATCATCAAATAGTAGATGATCATCAAATAGTAGAAGATTTTATGCTTGAAAATGACCATAGTTATTCACCAGATGATAAATTAATTCCGATTAAAGTAGGTATAGACGATATTGATATTGATAATATGGATACGAATTATTATATTATATCTGCTGTTAACGACGGTGATTGCTTTATAAGCGCTATTTTTGATTATGGAGTATATACTGGATCATTACCCCAAATTTATGATAAAATTATGGCGATGGATAAATATATTCAGTCTAAACCAATTTATGAAGAGTTAAAGATGTCTGCTCTCGAAAAACTTAAAATTGCATATGGTAGTAAATATCAAAACCAACATCCAAAAAATATAGATTATTTCAATATAGAATACTCAAATAATCTATTCCTTCGTATATTTTATCATGAGCCTGAAAAAATATACGAAGGAATAGATTATTATAGGTATGGTGATACCTTCACCTTGCAAAATTATGATATGAAAACAATATATGAAAAATTGAGATTGAGTTTTGTAATATCTATGAAATATATAATTTACATATATGTAAAAACAATTGGAAAAAAAATATTTGAGAAGTACATAACTGAATCTATTATTGGACTTGGAGATGGTGGTGAATGGATAAATAATAACCAATACCCAGAATTAGATGATTTTTTGAAAACAAAACAAATTAAAAAGGAAGAAGGAGTTAAAGGAACAAACTTTTATAATTTTGATGTAGAAAGTGTAATGGATTTTCATATTGACAAATATTTGTCTAAACCTACTTCTGTGTGGACAGATGCTGCTTTAATTTCTACTTTTCAACAATTATTATTAAGAAAAGTAAGGAATTGTAATTATCGTATCGATATTAATACGAGACAATTGGGTATTTATAAGTTTAAGGTTAATAATACAAATAGAATATTGACAGACAACACAGAAAAAATATATTTGCATTTACTTTTTAATGAACGCCACTATTTCTCGTTATTATCTAAAAAAGAATCTACTGAATTAGGTAAGTATTTAGGTAATATTTTATATAATTTGGATAAAAAAAAGCTTACTTATAAAGAATATGAATTAAAATTAAATCAAGATGTAATTAATAGAATGATAGCGGAAGAATTGGAAGAATTGCATGGACGTAATCATGGACCTAATTATGGTGGAAAACGTATTCAAGCGAAATCGCTTCAGAAGAGCGAAAGGGTTACGAATGATCCTAAAAAACCTTCTCCTAAAAAACCTTCTCCTAAAAAACCTTGTAAATCAAAACAAAAATCACGACTTACGTAGAAGGCATACTATAAGATTCACTTATGATACTATATGTATAAATACATTGTTGGACGGGATATGAAGATTATTTTCTTATCTTATTTTTCTTAATATATTTGGTTTGTCTATTATATGTTCCATATAATATTTTCTTATAGTAGCCTTCTGGTATTGTTTTTATTACCTCTTTAATATTATTATTTAAGTCTTCGTAATATAACCCTTGTTTCTTTTGTAATTTAGATTTTAGAAGACTAAAAAACATTTCTATACTATTTGTATAATGTTGATATGGAACTGAATAAATCAACTTATTATTTTTATTTATTAATTCCTTAACTCTTATGTTTCTATGGGAACTTGCATTATCTAAAATGATAACCTTATTTTACTGCGGAAAATAAAAATATAAGTATAGTATAATAATTTTTAAAAATAGATTAAAAATCGGCGTTTTAAATGTCCAAAGGTGTAAAAACGCAAATAAATATTGTTATGTATTAAATAAGTATGGATATAAATAATAAACACAAGGGGCGTCTCATTACTGTAGCAGATTATAAGAAATATATGAAGAATGTGTAATATTAGAGTAATTATAATACTTTTTTTAATAATATATATATATATAGATATAGATATATATTATGTCCAAACATCAACAAACAAAATTAAGTAAATCGCCTCAAAAAACAGATTTTGATAGTTTATCATCAGATTCAAAAATTATCTTCTTTGATAGTCCGGTGACTTGGGATGAATTTTTTTCAAAAAATAATTTATATAAATATGGTTATAATTTAGATAATACCACTACAAGGTATGTAATTATATTAACTGGTAAAAACTCTGGAAAAAAACTATATTTGAAGACAGAAAATAAACAAATTTTTCACTTATCGAAATTTGTTTCCACGCTTGATATAAAAAATGAATACTTTAGATATTTTGACTCGAATCCCATAAGAACTCGAACATCTATCTTTACGGATGATACTATAGTATCATTAAGAATAGAAAAATGGAAAACATTAAAAAATTACCACTATAACGAGATCTGGAAAAATTACGATGGCACAAATACTGACGGATTTGAAGTTATTCTTGATACTGCTGATATAGGATGGAAAGATAGAACAGAAAATAAAAGTTTAAATGATAACAGTAGCAGTAGTTATGGTAGCAGTAGTGGTTCGCAAGAAAGGGTAGAAAAAAAGATAGCTAAATTAATAGAGGAGAATGACGACGCAGAAAGAAATAATATAATAGCGAAACTTAAAAGCTTTGTTTATCTTAACAATATATTAACATCATTAACATCACTTGACGACAAAGATGTTAATAAAAAAATATTAATCGATAAAATATTAAATAGAATTGCTGAAATATTAATAGAGAATGACGACGCAAAAAGGGCACCGATTATTAAAATGATTAGTTATCTTCATCATAGTTATATTAGCAAAATAGGCGTTATTTTACATAAATATATAGAGGGAATCGTCGATATATACGAAAAAGACGCTATGAATTATGTATTATTAGAAATTCTTAAACAAAAAGAAGAGGCACGAAAAATGGCGTCGCTAATAATAAAACTAACCAATACATACGCACAAATCAAGGAAGAATTACAAAATAAACCACTCGACACATCGGTTATACTTGAAGAAACACTTGACACATCGGTTATACTTGAAGAAATAAATAAAATACTTTCAACCTTTAAAACTAAACCATACAAGATAGAT